TTATCGTCACTCTGCTTCGTCATTCTCCACAATCGTTTCTACCGCTTTGTTTTTGCGCGGCTTGTCGTCCTGTGCGCTTTTGGCGTACAATCCAGTATCAAGCAGCGATTTCTCGCCGCCCAGCCACTCTACCTCTTGATCCGTCAAATCCCTTGCGGGGATGCCTGGCATACTCCCACCGCACCCAGCGCCCGTATATCGCAGCATGTTCACCTCATGTTTGGTCAAGTGCAATCTTGACCTTGATCTCGTATTGATAGCCGACCGTTTTGAATGCACTCGTTCCTGTGCCGAATGCCATCTCGCCGAACTTGCGCCTAATCGTCACGATGGTGTCAACTGACCCGCCCAGCGTTGGATCGTCGCGTAACGCTTTCAGGAACGTGTCACGCAGCGCCGCCGCCTTCTCTATGTCCTTCGGCAGAATGTTGGCAGACACGTGATGCTGCACAATCAGAGTCGGGAAGTCTTTAGCAAACCCGGCGCTGATCAGCTCGGTGTCGCCGCTCCCCTCGAAGGCAAGCGAGAAAGGCGACGGACCCATTGCGCTGATAGCGTAGTTTGGCGCATCTGCACACCCGGCAGATTTTGACTTCGTTTGCAGATTGGCTATTGCTTCCTCGACGCCCTGTGTCATTGCGATCCCTTTCTTGGCTTCAGTTGATCGAGAAACGCATCGAGTATTACCACCACGTCAGGATCGAGCGCCTTGGTGTACGTCAACTGTCCCAACTCGATAACTGCCCCGGTGTCCTGGTACGCCTGCCTTCCTCGTTGCAACCACCTCGTCGCCTGAATAACCGCCGCTTGCAATATCTCGCCCGGCGTGGTTGTTGCCCATCCAAACTTGCCAACCACCTTGACCGTTTTTTCTCCAGCCTTCCATGTTGTGTATGTGCTGCCTGCGGCATCGAGACGCTGGAACGGTTCACCAACCAGAAGCGCATTGGACGGCCACAATTGATAATCCGTCGCAGCGTAAGCTGTATACGTTCCACCCGACCCCGCTGGCCCGTCCACAACACCCGTCAGCGCTACTGATACAGATGTAGGCGCAGCTGCCAAACGCCCTATCCACAGAGACGGACCGCCTGTCCCTGCAAACCATCGCGTAGTGTCGGCAGAGACGTAGAAGAACCCCGGCTCGACCTTTGCGTGACGGTCAATCAGCCGGCTGGCGCGAGTAGCAAGCAGTGCCCCTAGTGCGTCGTAGGTTGTTCCCCATGTCACATCAGGGTTGGCCGCTTCTATGTCAGAGTGCGCACAATAGTCATTAACTGCCATGTATCACCCTAGCCAGCGCCTTGGCAAATACTCCAAGTACGTTGTTCTTAACCTTCCTGAATTCCGCCTGCAATGTCCACCAAGTGCCCTTGTGATATGCCGCCTGTCTCCGCTCGTCAATCACGTAGAGCGCCTTCGGACTGTCCGATCCAATAGAGCCAACCCACTGCCCGCCGATGCTTCGTACCTCTTGGCGTAGACTTCCGCGCAACTCCCCAGTCCTGGGGTATGGCACCGTTATCGCGCCGCTGTTGATGGCCCACATCAGCCACCTGAACTGTAGAGCCGACTTGATGAACGGCAGCATAGACTTTCCGGACGGCGACGGATCGGGCGGAAGCTGGTCATACACCACCTTGACCGCTTCCTGCATTGTGCTCTCGATGCCCCTGTTAACCCACTCGCCAATCTTTCCCAGTCTGGCCGTCAGCTGCGGCAGGCCGACAATCTCAACACGCATTCTTATACCTCATCCGCTGCAACGTCATCAGAGTAACCATCGATGCGCGTCATGGCCGAAGTCGTTACAGTCCCGCCGCCGGTGGATCGTCCGTAATCCTTGCGCCACTTCTCGGCCAGCGCCTGATACCGCGCCGCCTTCTGGCTGTACGTCATGCTGATCTTGTCGTTCTTCTCATCCACTTCCTGAGCAAACAGCGCCGCCAGTGCCTCATAGACGGCAGCAACTGCCCGCTGCCATGTTCCCTCTGCCGTGATCAGCCCGGCTATCTCGGCGTCCTGAAAGTTATAGCCGCCCGGCTTGATCCCAGCGTCTGGTGCGTTGGAGCTGTCGCCCGAATAGAAGCGAACCTTGTCCAGATCCGTGCTGAGTGTGCCCAGGTAAGTGAATGTCATGTTAAGCCACCCACAATCCTATATCTAGCGTTACGTCATCTGCCGCCACATAGTCAGGCGTGCTTGCGTTGGCAACCAGATAGAAGTACAAGAACCCGGTTGTTAGGTTATCGAACGCGATGCCCTCCAACGTCTTAACGTCCTTAGCTGCCGCGAATGCGCAACCCTCCGAACCTGCCTGATCGTAGTTTGCCGCTGGTATGCTGATGCAGCCGAGGCACTTTTTCCAGTCTGCCTCAAGCGGGGCAAACGCTGCGCCGTCGGCGATTGTCGATGGCGTGCTCTTGAACACATAGAGCAGGTAAGGCTCAGACTGATCCGCATCATCCACCAGCCGCACCCATGACAACTCACCACCGCCAGCGTACTGTGGAACCTCTGCGCTGGTGAGCAATCCACCCACGACGTCGCTCGCATCATACGCGCTGGTGGCCGTCGTGATGGGCACGTTTACTATTTTGAACCGCCAATTTGGAACCATTTACTACCCTCCGGGGGGTGCTGAGTTATTCCCCAGCACCCCCGCCGCATTGCGGCCTCTAGTGTTGCCGCTTTACAGATTAAGCGTTGACGGCAATGGCGATACCGCCTCCAGTGGCCGGAGCCGCAGTTGTGTGATACACATGAGTGACCACATCGGCCCAGCTTGTCGCGCCAATCATGATCTCGTCCCTCAGCAGCACGTAATGGGAGCCGGTTTGTGCGATGTTAAAGACATCGGTAGAGCCAGCGGCCCAGTTAACTGACTGATTAAAGAATATGCATCGGTCAAAGAAGAGCAGGCTTAGTCCGCCAGTGCCAGCCGGGAGACTGACCAGGAAGTTGCCAGTAGTCTCTGAGTAGTGCTGGATTCTGCACCCTTCGAATGTGTTGGCGCCGTTCGAGATAATCAACGGCGCATTAGTGGAACTCATAGCGAGCTGCACAGATCCGATGGTGCAGTTGCGAAAGTAGTTCTCCGCGCCGCTAACCGTCAAGCAATACGAGGTAGATTTGTTTGCCGAACTCGCATTGTTCATGCCGTTGAAGTACACATTCTCGAAGTAGTTATACGGGCCGCTGACAAGAACACCACCAGAAGCGCCCGCATAACTATTCTGAACCTGAAACCCCTTCATGATGCAGCCCTTCGCGCTGATCGTCAGCGCCGGCGCTGCCGCCGTCGAGTTGATCCGGCAGCGCTGGCCAATGCCTGGGAATGGAGCACCAGTGCCTATGAGGTGCGTATGATCCTTATCCCATGTGATCGTGGTTGCCGTTGTGTCAGAGGTATCTGATGGCATCCAAATAACGGTGTCGTGCCGCTCAGCAACGCATCTATCCTCTGCCGCAGCGAGAGACGCCATAGCATTGTCTGGTGTATCGCCTTCATTGCTATCAGACCCAAGCGCACAGTTCACAAAGTAGTACTTACTGTTAGGCCCAAATGGAATGCCAGTCATTACCGGAACTCCGCCCATTTGGTAGACCATGTCTCCAAAAGATGTCATGTTATTTACTCCTTAACCCAGTAGTCAAATTGCACCTCCTGCGGTACAATTATCTGAATGGCAACCTAGCCCGACGGGGCGAAACGCGGCACTCGTACCGCTTGGTTGCCATATATGTCATACGAGTTAGCACAAACGAGGATGCTATGAACACACCCACAAAACTTTGCTGTAAGTGCCACGAAGAATTCCCAGCAACAACCGAGTTTTTTGCAGAAGATCGACGCAGGAAGAGCGGATTGCAATCGCAATGCCGAGGCTGCCAGCGATCCCGTGCAAAGCAATGGGCACAAGACAACAAAGAGCGCAATCGTAGCCGCGCCAACGAATGGGCGCGTATCAACAAAGAACAGAAGCAAGCCAACAATCGCGCCTATCAGGAGCGCCACCCGCTTCGCTATCAGGAAATGATGCGCATGTCTCGCATCAAGCACAAAGATAGCAGGGCGAATTACAACCGAGACTGGCGCACCAGAAATAGAGAACTCACCAGATCGTATTGGCGAAACTATATGGCCCGCAAGCGCAATGCCATAGGCAAGCATACGGCCCAAGATATTCTGGCCCAATTGAAGCGCCAAAAGCAGCACTGTTATTACTGTGGTGCTAGTGTTGGTGCTCAATATCACGTCGATCATGTTGTTCCTATTTCTCGCGGTGGGTCTAACGACCCGTCCAACCTTGTTATAACTTGCCCGCATTGCAACGAAAGCAAGAACGATAGACTGCCTAACGAATGGCCGCAAGGCGGGCGATTGTTATAGCTCAGTGCTATGCATTATTTCCATAGCAGAAGCGCCAATCTGACCAGCCCAGGCTGTAACGTTGGTAAGCACGCCACCCCGCGCTCATCGTCTTGTCCTCAACAATGGGGGCGATGCTCAGCGGGACGCGGTTGAACCAGTCCAACGACTGCATCATCAGGTTGGTGTCCAGCATAAACCAGTAGGTGCTATCGGTGAGCATGTTCCACTCGTAGATAGTCCACTGCTCGCCCGCGCGCGGGTTCAGGTCGTTGTTGGCTCCGCCTGGCTTCTGAAGGCTGTTGAAGATCACGCGCGCCTCGTCACCCTTGGCCGGTGGAACAAGAACAGCATTAGGCGTCACGCCCATCTTGTTCCCGTTGTCATCGGTGAAGGCCATCATAGCCTCACGCACCGTCGCCACGTTGTCCAGGGTGAGAGCATAGGTGCCCTCGTTGTTCTGCGTTGCGCCGGTCTTCTGCGGGCTGAACGGATGTGCAGCCGAGCACAGGCCAACGCTGTCAGCCCCAGCATAGGGGGCGGTATCGGTGAATGCGTTGTTGAAGATCGAGGCTGCATCAGTCTCGCGCTTCAGAGCTGCACTGTCGCCAACACGCTCGATCAGGCGGAACACCTGTGGGAAGTTCGCATCGTCGATCAGCTTGCGCATGATACGAATATCCATCGCGAATTCTTTGTGGGTATACGTTGCCTTGTACCCCTGATCGAAATCGGCCTCGCCCACATGGCCAGACTGCTCCCAGGCATCCCAGGCATCGATCCCGACAGCCCCTACACCGCTGATCTGCTCATAGGCCCGCACCGACCCCTGCACGTTGAACAGGGAAGGGATCAGTGATGCCCTCCGACTGAAAGCTAAGTCAAAGCGAAACCGCACGATAGGATCGAGTGCGTCCGCCCACATTCCACTACGTTCTCCAGTAATAGGCATCTCACACTCTCCTTATAGCGCCACGTTGTCAACGTGCTTGCCGATATTGAAGCGAACCAGCGTCTCTTCTGACGCTGTGCTGGCCTCAACAACAACAAACTCTTTGTTGGACGATGTTGCCACGGTCTGCGCCCCGGTAGCCCCGCTCAGGTCAAGGGTAGCACCCTTCACCCTGGCGTTGGCATCATAGACGCCATACACCGCATCGCTGTCAACGACCACTTTGTAGGTGGTCGTGCTGTCAGTACCTGACTTGGTTTCCAGAACGACACCAACCAGCGCCGTATCAGCGGTCGCGCCCAGATCGATCTCGCCGGTTTCGAGGTTGACCATATCGCCCTTAGTCAGTACCTCAGTATCCTTGATGGTTAGCGTCTGGATGGTAGGTTCGCCACCATTTAGACGATAACGAAAACGAAAACCTGCACTCGTGTCTGCCATACTCTTAACTCCTTATTTGGGCATTGCGCCCAAGTCGGGCAGCGTGCCGAGCGACCTATTTGCCTCAGCCTCGCTTGCCTTAATCATTGCGTCGATGTACTGCTGTTCTGTCATACCAGATACCTTTGCATAATACTTCTGGGTATCGCTCAAAGATATGCTGCGCTGCGGTTGTTGCGTTCCTCCTGCCCCACCGTCGAGCGATGGAGCGCCTGGTCTGCCACTCGTGGGCAGCCGTCCGGCTTCTACTATCGCCTTAACCGCTTCCGCTACGCCTTCAACGTTGCCGTCGTCCTTGACGGAGATACCCTTCAGATCAAGCAAGGCATAGGCATCTTCTGGGTGAGTAACGCCATGCTTGGCAGCCTCAGCAATTACCGAGGCCCGGATCACCCGATCGTTGGCAATTCGCAGTGCGTCATCGCGCTGCTTTTCTGCCTTCTGTGCCTTGTCGCGTTCCTTATCCAGCTCACTCATGGCGGCTTGCTTGCGCTCGTCTTCGGCTTTCTCATAGGCATCCAGCTTGCGCCGACGTTCGGCGTTCTCGTTGTTGAGTTCCTTCTGGTGCCGCGTTAGTTCCGCGATCTGCGCTTGTAGGCTCTCTATTGTGACGGTGCTACCGGTCGCCGGTGCTGCCGTCGGTGCGGGCGTCTCGCCCGGTGTTTGTACTGCTGTGTTCTCTGGCATCTCGCCTCTTAATCTACTAAGCCCGTCGCGGGCTGGCTAACGTGAAATGAAAAGCGGCCTGTCTCCGAGACGGCGATTGCTCGCTATCTGGTAACAGGCCGCTGGTATAACCGGTGGCTTATTCTGTTGTGTTGTGCTACGTATTATCCAGCTACTGTCTCGCTCGTTGGTGACATTGCGATAGTGTCTGCCAACGTTGCTCCATATCCCGTGTCAGCATATGCGCGCTTCCGCTTCGGCACGATGCTGCGCTCCATGCCGAGCAGATCTTCAAGCGCGCCCAGTTCCATGATGAGTGTCTGGCGCCGTGTCATGTAATAGGTGCGTTCTTGATCGGTCATCGTTGTCCTATCTAGGCCGGTAAGGGCCATCTGCTGCCAGCGCTTCGCAATCTTCACACGTTTCACCGGGATATAGATCCCACCAAAGTCCGTCCTCCGCTGGGCGGATTTGGCAATTACAATTGCCTCTGCATACGGTCTGGCCATCTTTCGGGTAGTTATGCAGCACGGGCAGCGCCGCCCATGCGTCCAGCTTCTCCTGTGCCTTGGCATACTCGCGCCAAAATTCCTGTTGGCTCGCCTTGCCGTATTGCCCTATCCTGGCAAGCGCCTGAGCTTCGCTGACATCTCCGCTCGCTATCCCTACCGCGAAGTCAAACAGGTGGCGATACTCGTCTGCCAGTGTCACGCCCACGCGCCCAAGCTGAGCCAGGCTGAGGCTGTCTGTCCCTGCGCCCACCAGCGCGCTGGCCACGTGCGCATCCTTCAACTCACCCGCAACCCCCAACGACCACTGCACCAGATTGATCTGGCCTGAGTACAAGCGCTCTGTCAGCTTCGTTAGCTCTGCGCGTGTTGCCTCTGTTATGGCCGTGAGTGCATCGGTGCTCATTCACACAACGCCTTTGCTCTCTGCCAGCAACAGTTAGCCTTATGATTAGGTGCCTCTTCATAGCAAAAGAAGCAAGAAGGATAACCTGGCATACTCATAAAGTGCTCAGTATCTGTTGTCAGCACCTTCATAATGTCTCGCAACGCGTCATATGCGCGCAACTCTGTACACTTAACCAATACATCAATTGTTTTTGGTGCCATCTGTTCCTAGCTTTCTAGCCGCATCCGGCGCCTTATCCTCTAGCCACTGCATAGCCTCTTCAACATCGTTGCCGTCCAGGTCTGCGAAGAACAACAGATCGTCAATATCTGGGACGTCGCCAAAGTCAGTCTGGCTTGGTTGCTGCTGCGGGTTTCCCACTGGCTGCCTCTTTATTCTTTTCCTCTGCCGTCACTGGCTCGGCCTTCGTCTCTTCCGTTGATGCTGTAGGCGCGGCCGTCTGTCCAGGCGCCGGAGGCCCGCCCTGCTGGAACTGCCGTATAGCCTGAGCTGCCGCCTTTAGCTTCAACTTCTCAAACTCAGCGATCTGCTTGTCGTTGTAGCCCATCTCACGCCAGATCTGCTTGTCGGGTACACCCAACTGTTTCTTCATCACGAGCACCTGTAGATGCTGAGCCTCATTGCGTGTCTGCGCTTCTTTCCACTGGCAGTCAATGCTCTGCTCTTCGTCCATCTTGGCATTGCCGAAGGCGTTAGCCAGACGGCGAGCAATCACCATCACCTGTTCCCACGCATTACCGAAGGTCGTCTGACACTTCTCTGCCTTCGCTACCAGCCCGCTTTCTTCTTGCTGTAGCGTGCCTTCGGCCGGCCGCTCTTTGCTCGTCTGGAAGTAGGAGATCGGCGTCCTGCTAACTTGCGCTATGGTCATCGTGAACTTGTCAACGACCGCGATCAACTTGGCGGGATCTTCGCCCTCGATGGCCGTCAGGTCTGCCTCGGTCGGCGGCTTCTCGCTGTTAACCACTGCGCCAGGATAGATGTCCGGCGCGCTCCATTTGTCACCGCGCCCCACCAGTATCCTGAATGCGGCTACGTCGGCAGATGCCACCAGATCGATAACCGACTTGTTCAGTGCGTTCTGTAATGGAACGATGTCCTTTAGTTCAGACTGCCCCCAGTCATACCCCTGGTCCTTGTTCTTGTAGTGGACGATTGGCACACCCAACGGTTCCCCGCCCTGTGCCCCTGTGTCTGTCCACCAGTACCACCCACATGTACCCAGTTCGCCGGGCTGCTCTTCACCTACTGCTGCCCCTAGTGCTGGAGGATCTAAGAACGGGCGCCAATTGCCCTCATACTCACCCTCGCTGCTCTGGTACTTCTCCACATGATCATCAAAGTACAGGTTCATGCGCCTGAACTTGCCCGCTCCGTCGCCCGTCTTGGCTATCCAGCGCTTTGACGCATACTCGATCTCGCCCTTGTTCTCCTGCGAGTAATGCACCTTTACACCTTCTCCCCCGGTGCATGATAACTCGTTGCTGATCTTGGGACGCTGGTTCTCATTGTCCCATTCGACCATCACGTAGTGGTCGCCGTCGCGGATGGCAGACTGATGTACTATCATCTGCTTGGCGTCCATCTTGTTGGCGTCCCACCATTCCCACAGAGTCTCGCCCTGCCCGCTATCCCCGGTGTCGAAGCCCGTGATCTTCAGTCGCTCTGACAGCGCATCGACCACGATAGGGCACAGGTTGAAATTGAAGTCTTCCTCGTCACCCTTAACGCTCAGAAACTTCTTGAGACGTTCGTTGAGCAGGGTGTCGTGATCGCCATCGTAGTATTCACGATACTTGATGTAAGCGTTCTGCCTAGCCGTCTCATCGTTGTTTAGGTGATGCAAGTACGATGAGCTAACCGTGTAGTTTGGAATATACGTAGCGTCGAGGATGCTATTGATAGCACTCTGGCCGGTTGGCAGCTTCAACGATGACAATATACTAGGCATATCTGCTCGCTGTTGGTGGGCCGTACTGTGGCCCGACCATCAATTCTGTCAGTGCCCACACCAGCGCGTCGAGGCGGTTAGGGCTCCATCCTATGTCTTGCGTCCAGGTGCACATCTCGTCCTCAAGCATTGGCCACTCGCCAACGTGGTGCACCATATTGCGCTCATAATATCCCGCTATGGGTTCTGCTCTGACGGCCTTTCCTCTGGTGGCAACAACATCCTTGTATGCTACATCGCGCCCGCCGTCAACGGACCTGATGGTATTCTCTACCATATCGCCGCCATAGTTCTTTTCGCCTACTACCCTGTCGGCCTGGTGAAATCTGTATGCATCCACTACCGCCGTCGCCCATACGCTGGGTGGTGCCTGTAGACTATAGTCACCCAAAACAAAAGCGTGACCGTTGTGCGCTATCCCCGCCACTACGATACCCGCCTCTGTGGCTCCGCCTGGAGGATCTACTCCAACCACTATCCGTCTAAGCTGCGGGACATTCTTAGGCTCAACTCTGTTAGCGCTTAGTAGATCGTGCTTCCACAAGGCCCCTGGCGCTTCGTCCTTGTCTTCGGCCATGATCTCTTGCTCGAAAGCAAGTTTTGTCATGTCCTGAGTGATCTCGTCTAGCGCCTTCTTGCTAATGTACGGGTTATCGAAACTGGTAAAGTGGAACGCCTCCCACCTACCTGTTTCGTCTGCCTTTGCCTTCTTGAAGAGCCTAGCCGCGTGTCTTGGGTCGCGTGCCTTAGTCCGTTGTTTTGAATGTAATGACGGCGGTGTGTAAATGAATACTGCTTCGCCGTCGTTGTCCAGCAGCATGGGCGCGCCTACAATCTCCCATGTGTCTTCGTTCATCAGCTGGAACTCGTCGAGTATCAGCACGTCAGCATAGTCACCGCGTAGCGTGTCGGCATTCCATGCTGTCTTGGCCCTGATGCGATTCTCTGTGCCGCGCACCTCGACAATGTGCTCCGTCTCGTTTTTGTAAAGTACGCCAGCCGCTATCGGATCTCTGAATGCGTTCGTTACTTCCCACCAGAACTTACCCACTTGCTCGGCGGTAGGTGCCGCATACAATACCCGCCGTCCCTCTAGAAACCGTCTTGCCGCGTACACGCCGATGCCGGTTGTCTTTCCACCTCGGCGCCCGCCCCTGATAACCTTACGCCTCGCCAGACTCTCGATAAAGTCCGTCTGCTTCTGGTGTGGTTTCCTCAGATGGATCAGATGTTCCTGCATCTTCATAAACAACTTTCAGCTGCACCAACTGGCCTCCGCTTGTAACGTCAACCTCCGCCTTCGGCGGGCCGTCGATTTGACCGTAGATCTTCCACAGCATGTCTAGCCAGTCTTTTGGCGATAATTCCAGCTTAATGCCACTTGGAAACTCAACTTTGCCAGTAGACGCAGCCTGCATGATCAGCTCAGCGATTAGGCGCTTGCGTGCTATCCTGCTCCCATCGCTCAGTATCTCCGTCTTGCTGCCTGCCGTCTCTAGTATCGCTGTCCATGTCCGATTCTTGAGTGGCCTGCCATTTGGATTTCCGCTGCGTCCCTTTTGAAATGGCATGGTTGTTTTCTTTTGCTTTACAATCAACTTGGAGCGCCAGTTCTGTACGTTTACACTCCATGAATAACGCCGCTTGCGGTATCGCAGATTCGGACAGTAGTAATGAAACCTTGATTCCACCATCTGCCAGCGTCTGAACCTTGTCTACCGTTGCGGCAAACGAAAAGGCGAACTTTCCACTCACCTAAACGCGCCGGTCAACGCAAAGACCGCCATGACAAATACTCCCGTCATCAGCGCCCAGAACGCGATGCTTGCTATTGACCAGGCGTTGTATTGCCCATGTCGTCTGTAT